ACTGTTGCCAGATATGAATCGAAGCAGAGGTATCTATCATCGAAAGATGTGTAATAGTCAGGCATCTTATCGTTCAAGATAGGCAGGGAAATCCCTGAAGTCGGATCTGTGACAATAATTACATTGGATGCAGAGGAGTCCCTCTGGAGAATATTCGAAACAAATTCAGTCGGTGTAAGATAAGGGATAAGTTTATATTCGAGTTCTCCAGAAGTTTCAGAGACATTGTATCTCAACTCCTTTATTTCTGTTACAGAGTTAGCGTCCATGAAGTTAGGTTTAGACGAATTACTCAAGCCTGTAACTGTCAAGAGTTCGTCATGCTCTGGAAGATCAACCGTAGTAATGACATCGTAGAAGACAGACTGACAGATCTGTGCAATCTGAGCAGACTCTACGGTATCAGAAATAGAGTTGACTTCATCAGAGTCCATATCGTTCAGGATGTCCTGAACAATCTCCAGAAGTGTCTTTTTAATTGTAGCCATTAGACTCTAGCCTTATGAACTCTGGCAGAGATAACACCAATATTGATGATGTTGGCTGTGCCTGTGTTTGTGGTAAGGTAAATCTTAGCCCCGTATGAAGCCATAGCCGTAGTAACAGGGAACATAGAAGATTCAACAACTGTCTGACCAGCACCCTTAGTCAGGGCCACAGTCTTATCACCGAGCAGAGTAGTATAGTTTGTACCATCATTAGAACCATACATCAGCATATTCATGTAGGCAGGGGAACCAGAAACGGAGTAGACGTTATAAGTAAATGTGATGTTATGGAGATCCCCAGCAGCCACAAAGAGTAGCTTTTCAGTATTGACATCAAGCAAAGATGAGGTAGTACCAGCAAAAGAAATAGGAAGCTGAGTCACCGTATCAGCAGTTGTGAAAGGGACAAGAACTTCTGTAGTAGAGATAGCAAGAGCATTAGTACCAACATAGGTAGTATTCGTATACTTACCCCAGCCAGTACCAGAGAATCTGGAAATCGGTGCCCAAGAACCGGAATCTTGATTACTACCAGCGGCTACATAAACGTCATAAGCTGAGGCCGCAGCGATACCCTTCGGCTGGTGTCTTTCTGCATCAGGAATTGCGGAGTGCTGAATATTAGCCATCTGTAGTCCTCTTAAGGGTAAGTGGGAGAGGCCACCATTGACCCCTCCCGTTTAGTGCATTAGATGTAGCGAATGACCAGCTTGCCAGCACCCGCAGTCACCGTGCCACCCTTTGTGGTGTACACGTAAGCATTGGCAGAGCCAACATTTGTGTACACACCAGAGGCAGCAGCAGCGAGGGCACCATCACACAGCAGACCCTTGGTAGCAGCCAGATTGGCCTGAGTACCGAGAGTAGAGGTGAGGATACCGTCAGCGTCAATCACGGTGCCATCCTTCTGGGCCAGACCAATCGTCAGCGTACCAGTAGTACCAGCCATAGCTGTAGTAACCTTCAGGTGAGCATTGATGATGATAGAGCCAGCAGGGATGAAAGCTTCGTGACCATCCGCAGCAGCGGTGATGTTTGTGGACATATCGGTAATATCAAGGACGAGTTCCTTAATAGCACCATCAGTCTCCAAGCCAGCACCAGTCTGACCAGCCTCGGGGTTCTTAAAACGAACCTCAAGACCATCACTATTTGTCCAATCAGCCATAGTTTATTCTCCTTTACTTATAAGATTAAACAGACGGATTCGACAGAACTGTCACAAGGTTTTCCGGGCGATACAGCTTGACGCCGTAACGAGCAGTCGTCACGAACTCTGTACGCTGGAAGTCCTTGTTGTACTCAGTATCCACCTCAGGCATCTGTCTCCAAGCACCAATGAACGGTGTCACTGTCGAGTCAGCAGAGAAGAACAGATTGGCCTTGAAGCCAGCCGCATTCACAGACTCAAGAGTTTCCGTACCGATTGTGGACAGACGCTGCGAGGTGTACACATCGAAGCCGTACACGTTACGGACGAAGCGCATACCAGTGGCAATACCGCTGGACACGATACCTTCAAACATCGGGTTGTTGCTGATGTTCGACAGATTCGTGGCTGTTTCAATCGTGTAAGCCACAGACGGGTCCACGATAGCCACGCGGTTATTAGCCGACACGTTAGCCTTGTTCAGGGACAGGTTAGCGCGAGCAAAGTCGTTCACAGAGATCACGTTGGACGAACCTGTAGCCACATAACGATGCTTTTCACCGTTGATGGCATTGGTGTTGCCAGCGGTCTGCTGCGACTGGAGGCCGAGGATAGCTTCCTCAACGTGTTCCATAATCGCACGCTCCTGCTTCGGCACGAAGGACGAGATGAGTTCGTTCATGTAGAACGCATCCTGTTCGGCCTTCTTGGTCACGTAAGTACCAGACGAGAGGTACTCAGTGATCTGGAAGGTGAACTGCCCAGTGTCGAGCGGACGATACTTAATCGCCTGATCTTCCGAGTAGTCATCAACATACGCCTGACCGATAGACGGGATCTTGAAGGTATCACCATCGGGGAACTCGGACAGCCAACGCACGTACTTAGTAGCCTGAAGTTCATCAAGCAGGATCTCCTTAAGCTCACGCGACCAAACCTCTGCGCGAGTAAGGAGAGAAACATTACCAGTTGTCATACCAGTCATTTTATTCTCCTATTAAGATTAAGATTTGTAGAACTTCTCACCAAGACGAATACGATCTTCCATCAACATTCGCTGAACCTTGGGAGAGTAGTAAAGACTCTTGTTATCCTTACGAAGCTTCTGATAGTAATCGAAAGTACGATCAGTGCCAGTATTAGTAAGAGTCTCAGATCTGATGCTAGAGGGTGTCGTAACACTATCAACCTTGACATTTGCCTTAGCACCAATAAGCTGAAGGAAAGCTGTAGGACTTTCAGCCGCAATTTCCTTGAGTCGTTCAACCGACATACCAAGTTCTGAAGCTTTAGCCTTAACCACCTCAGCCGCTTTATCACCATACTGAGAAACCACAGCGTCATTGGCAACAGCAATATTCTGTTCCAGTGTACGTGTCTTTTCCTTTTTGGTCATAAGCTGTTCTACAAGGGCTTCGATAGTACTCGCATCTTGGGTGGTGTTCCCATTGGCAGAGTTACCAGTATTAGTACCCATTGCCGGATTGACTGTACCAGTATCAGTCCCCTTGTCCTGCAATTTGGTCAGAAGTTCCTTAGCATAATCCTGCTTAGAGACTTCTTCACGAAGTTCATTCAAGGTCTTTGTGATCTCTTCAATATGACGGTCAGCTTCAAGCTTACCCTTTGCCAGAGATTCAACATCCTTGAACTTCTTACCTTCACCAACAAGCTGAGTTACAAACGAGTCATTGGTCTGACCTGTAGCATCCCCAGCCGGGGCAGTGTTCTCCGTGGTCGCGGAGGTAAAAACATCAGTCATTTGTCTTCCTTCATGTTTATCAGGTTAATTACCTCGGTCAAGGCTCTATCATAACCATTTCTGTCTGCTTGTTTATAAGCCCATGAAGGGTTATCGTAGTCAGTGGATAGAACCACCTCGGTCTTCTTCTCCTGCAAGAGTTGTTCTAGTCTTTCCAGTACATCCCTTGCAGAACGAACTTGTCTTTTGAAACCTTCCTGTTGGTCTTTAGGAAGGTGATTAAACCAATTTAATTTCATTAAACACCAAGTTCAGCGTTGGCCTGTTGTTCAGACTGCATCTGGATCTGAGCTTCCTGAACAGTTCTCTGTGTCTCCATCTGTTCCATAACAGCGATATTAACACCGAACAAATCAGGTTCGCTAAGTTCTTCAGACATAATTCTGGCAAACTCTTTACCAGACAGATGAGTAGCAACAGACGGATCATTAGCCTTAGCCATCCAAAGCTGCTGAAGATTCTGAAGTCTCTGGGCACGTTCAGCAAAGTGTCTTGCACCGACAGGAACAAGCTTACCGTTAGCCACAATGTCTTCCTTAGTCACTTCCATGAAGTAGTCGATACCAAGATCTTCATCAAAAGCCTTGACATTCTCAACCGAATCCATATTACGTCTGCCAGCTTCAAGGTAGGCATTCAACACAGGCTCGGTAAAGACCTTTTCAAAGTACTGAGTCTTGTTCTGGAAAATACGGCCAGAAGCATTCTGGAGGGCATTAACTTCAAACGCTGTCTTTTCACCCGGAGTACGGATACCCATAGCTTGCTTAGGTGCGCCAGCCATTTCTTCCATAGCATTCATAATATTCATAATCTGCATATCAGCATTGAGGGCTGTAGCATCAGGGGCCAAGTAACCCACATCACCTTCATCACCCAAGTAGATACGAGAACCGGGCTGGAAGTCAAAATCTTCAACATCACCCTTAATCTTCAGGATCGGGAAAGCAATTTGGTCAAATACGTCAGCCTTGAGGTTCTCAAGATGGTCAATACGATACTGCATACCAACCAAGTTATCCAACGGACCCATAGCGTATAGGTTATCGGGACGCTCTCTCCAACCAACGTGGAAGATCGGAGACTTACCCAACCACGAAGGATTAGGAACGTCACGAATAACATAGGATCTATCAACAACTGTGATAATACGGTTCTTATGGAGCTTCTTATTTGTCTTGTCGTAGAAGTCACCATAGAAAGTCAGGAGTTCTACAAAGTCAGACTCATAATACTGCTTAATAGAACCAAAGCCATCAGCGATATACCCATCATTCTTGTAGATCTCAGAATCAGAGAACCCAGCAACAGCCTGACGATTACCCATCATCTTATCAACAATAGCACTCAGGTACTCGTTATCTGCATTGTCCTCAACCATTCTCTGAATATCACCCAGAGTCTGGATAGATCTGATAATCTTAGGAGCAGAAGCAAAGTCAGAAGCAGTAGGATTAAAGACAATATCAAACGGAGAGATACGAACCAACTTAGGCCCAACGTAACCCTTCACGTATTCCTTAGTGTCTTCAAGGAAAGTAAAGTTTCTTTCGTATTCAACTGTGGCAAAGCAATTACCATAGTCAATAAAGTCCAAGACAAGCTTAGACATAGTAGTTTCAAAGTTAGAAAGACGAAGCTTATTCTCCATGTAAAACTGGATAGCTTCTCTCTTCTTCTTAGACATAGAGTCTTTATCAGAGGCTTCCCAGCGCATCCAACGCTTCTGCGGAAACATAGCTGCCATGTAGTTAGCATGGAGATTGTCTCTGATCTGTGTCAGCTTAGGAACAGTAGTAGAGTTCTTCCAAGGAAGGGAGTTATTAGAAGTAGTCTTCGTATCTGTGGCAAACAGATAGTTACGAAGCTCGTTCCACTCTTCCATCTTGGGCTGACGTTGCTGTGTCCACAGACGCCACTTATCAGCGATCTCTACAGCGATAGAGTCGGGATTGATAATTGTATCAATGTCTATTGTTTTACCAACCATTTAGAATCCTACACCGCCAAATCTTGAATGATAGATTACGTTACTGTTAGTCTTTCTGTGCAAAGCGTTGCTGCTAGGTTTAACAGCAGTCTCAATGCAAGCCGCCAGAGCGTCCTTAACGTCATCGTGCGGAGGGTTATTAGTAACCAGTTCCTCTTCAAGAATCTGGCAATTACCACCTCTGTAATGGAAGATGGCAAGATTGTCATATCTGGGTTCAAGGATAGCCGCAATGCGTTCTTCCTTAGTACCCTGATGTCGGGTGGGTCTGTTCTCTTCAATCTTAAGGAACAGCCCATTCGGCTTGATATAAGAGTCCTTAAGTTCCTGAACGAT